CTTCCGTCGAACGCTGGAAGAAGCCGAGCGCCTCTCTGCAGCGGACCTTGACCACGCCATGACAACGGACTGAACCCATGCACACGGAATTTCCTGACGGTGCAGAGGTGTACCGTGAGGCTTATTTTCGTGGACTGCGTCCCGATCCCGATCTCTGGATCGACGAATGGGCCGACGAGTACATGCGAATTCCGCGTGACACCGGTGCCCCTGAGCCCGGCCAGTACCGCACCTCACGGACTCCTTATGCCCGCGAGCCAATGCGCTGCCTGTCGCCGGCTCACCCTTGCAGACGCGTGATCACCATGGTGGCCTCGCAGTTGATGAAAACCCAGATCGCCCTGAACTGGATGGGCGGCCTGATCCACATGGCTCCGTCGAACATTCTGGCGCTGCTACCTAGCCTCGGCCTGTCCAAGCGCGTGTCGGGAAGGATCAGCAAGACCATCAAAGCCACTCCCGTTCTGCGCGAGCGGGTCGCGGCTACCCGCTCGCGGGACGCACGCAACACGATGGACACCAAGGAATTCGAGGGTGGCTCGCTGTACGTCACCACCGCCGGCTCTGCGGCCAACCTTTCGGAGCTGTCGGCGCGTTATATCTACGGCGACGAAGTCGACCGCTGGGAGAATGACGTCGGCCAGGAGGGTGATCCCATCAAGCTGGCAGAGACGCGGGCCACCAACTTCGGTCGCAACGCCAAGATCTATTTCTCCAGCTCGCCGACGATCAAAGGCGCCTCGCGGATCGCGGACCTGTTCGAGTCCAGCGACCAGCGTTATTACTACGTACCATGCCCTACCTGCGATCATATGCAGGTGCTGGAATGGGAGCGGCTGCACTACAGCAAGGACCTCAGCACTGTGCATTACGAGTGCGCAGCACCCGAATGCGACGTGCTCATTGAGGAACACCACAAGAGCGACATGCTTGCCCGAGGCGAGTGGCGCGCCCATGCGGCTGGCGACGGCAAGACCGTTGGCTTTCATCTCAACGCGCTGTACTCGCCGACCGGGTGGATGGACTGGGCTTCGCTTGCCATCGAATTTGAGGACGCCAAAAAAGCCCAGGCTCAAGGTGATACGAGCCTGATGCAGGTGTTCTACAACACGCGTCTCGCGAAGGTCTGGGACAGTGCACTCGAACAGACCAAGGCCGAGGTGCTGATCGCTCGGGCGCGGCTTGAGAACTACACCCTCGGCGCTATGCCGTCAGGTGTGCTGATGCTGACCGGCGCCGTCGACGTTCAGGCCAATCGTCTGGAGATGATGGTAATGGGCTTCGGCGTCGGCATGGAGCGCTGGGTGGTCGATCACCAGATCATCTGGGGCGACCCGGCAGACGAACGCACCTGGGCGGTACTGGACGAGAAACTCAAGGCTCGTTACCGGCATCCGTGCGGTGTGGGTCTGGCGATTCTCGCCGTAGGTGTCGACTCCGGTGGTCATCACACCGACGAGGTCTACCAGTTCTGCCGCGTTCGCCGCTGGCGCAACATCTTTGCCATCAAGGGCGCAAGTAAGCCGGGTAGGCCGGTGATTGCACAGCGCCCGTCCATGGTTGACGTGACATGGAAGGGCCAGACCGAACGCAACGGTGCCGAGCTGTGGTTCGTCGGTACCGACACCGCCAAAGACTGGATCTACAACCGCTATCCATTCCCGGACGGTCCGGGATCACTGCACTTTGCCAATGACCTGCCGGACGAATTCTTCGCCCAATGCGTCGCCGAGCGCAAAGTCGTGCGCTACGTGCGCGGCCACAAGCGCATCGAATGGGTGAAGGGCAAGGCTGAGCGCAACGAAGCGCTCGACCTGATGGTGTACTGCCTCGCTATGGCGCATTACCTCGGCATCAACCGCTACCAGGAACACGATTGGGACAGGGTGCGACAAGCCCTGGCCCAGTCAGGCTTGTTCGATGACGCCTTAAGCATCAAGCCTGTTCAGGGTGAGCGACTTGATGCTGAGCAAACACCGGCGCCCGCTGCTGTACGCCAAGCCCAACCCGCAACACCACCCGCTGCACCGGTTACACAATCACGACCGGCAGCCCCCCCTCAACGCCGCAGCTCTGCCAGCGGCTATCTGAAGAGACGCTGATATGTCCTTTACAAAAAAGCACCTCGACGCGGTTGAGGCGGCCATTGCTCGCGGTGAGAAAACTGTGCGCTACACCGACCGTACCGTGGAATACCGCACGGTCGATGAACTGCTCAAGGCGCGCGAGGAAATACGCTCGTCGTTGGCAAGTGCAGCTGGGCTACGTTCGCGCGTGGTCCGGCTGTACCACGCAGGGAAGGGGGTCTGATGGCCCGACATTTCCCAACGCTGACCCGTAACGGATTTGTCCTGCCGTCCAACATCAAGGCCAGTTACGAGGGCGCTGGAGAAGGGCGTCGCTCCTCTGGCTGGGATGCTCCCGACAATGGGATCAACAGCATCAACACTCCAGCACTGCGCAACCTGCGGTCGCGCTCACGGGCGGCGGTTCGCAATGACCCGTATGCCTTCAACGTCATCGACAAGCGCGTCAGCAACCTGATCGGCACGGGCATCACTCCTCGGCCTACGACTGATGACGATGCTTTGCGCAAACTGCTGCAGGAGCTGTGGGGAGATTGGGTCGATGAGGCGGATGCGGATGATCGCACCGACTTCTACGGCCAGCAGGCGCTGGTGGCGCGCACAGTTGAAACCTCGGGTGAATGCTTTGTTCGGTTGCGGCCACGCGGTCTGGATGAAGGCTTAGCAGTACCGCTGCAGCTGCAGATTCTCGCGCCGGAATTCGTACCGCACGACAAATTCGAGAGCACCAAAAACGGCAACGTCATACGCGCCGGCATCGAGTTCACCCCGGGCGGCAAGCGGGTGGCGTACTGGATGTACCTATCGCATCCGCGCGATGCAGCATCGCTGAACGCCGGCTACAACCAGTTGGTCCGCGTGTCTGCCGCCCAGGTGCTGCACATCTTCGAACCGGTTGAGCCCGGCCAGTTGCGCGGTGTGCCGCGATTGTCGCCGGTGCTCAAACGCCTGCGCAGTCTGGACAACTATGACGACGCGGTGCTGTTCCGTCAGGAAGTGGCCAACCTGTTCGCCGGTTTCATCAAGCGTCCGGCGCCGGAGGCGGGGCAGACGCCACGAGATCCAGTCACCGGCGCCTTACTGAATCTGGATCGCGACGGCTTCACCCCGATGGTTGCGCTCGAACCCGGCACCATGCAGGAACTGGGGGCAGGTGAGGAGGTTGAGTTTTCCAAACCGCCAGACGCCGGCAACAACTACCCGGACTTCATGCGGCAACAACTGATGGCTGCTGCAGCGGGGTCGGGCACGCCTTACGAGATCCTCACTGGTGACATGCGCGGGATCAACGACCGAGCGCTGCGGGTGGTACTCAACGAGTTTCGGCGTCGCCTGGAACAACTGCAGTTCAGCGTGTACGTGCATCAACTCTGCCGCCCGGTGCGGGCCGCGTGGATGGACATGGCGGTGCTGTCGGGTGTTCTGGTGCTGGACGATTACGCACAGAAGCGCCGCCAGTACCTGCGCACTCGCTGGGTACCGCAAGGCTGGGCCTATATCCAGCCGGTTCAGGACGTACAAGCACGAGCGATGGAGGTGAGAGCCGGTTTTTCGTCGCGCAGCGAGATGGTCCTGCGCACTGGCTACGACGCCGAAACGGTCGATCTGGAAAACGCTGCTGATCTGGCACGCGCCACCTTATTGGGCCTCAACTACAACACCCTTGATGCCGTCGAAGACACCGACGACAAGGAGCAATCATGAGCAAGCGCGCGAAACCGCGTATTTACAACCGCGCCGGCAAACGCGTCGAAGTCAAGGACAAGACTTGGTACGCCGTTCATGCCAGCGGCGAGTCCACCGAGCGAGTGATCGAAGTCTTTGTCTATGGCGAGATCGGCGCGTGGGGCATCACTGCCAATCAGTTCGTGCAGGATCTGCGCGCCATGGACGACGGTGTGTCGCCGGTGGTCGCCGCGTTCAACAGTATCGGCGGTGACCTGTTCGACGGGTTGGCCATGCACAACGCGCTGTCGCGGCTGGGCGAGCGCTGCACCGGCCGGATCGATGCACTGGCAGCGAGTGCCGCCAGTGTGGCTGTGTGCGGTGCCCACCGCGTAGTCATCGCGGCGAACGCCATGTTGATGATTCACAACCCATACACCTATGCAGGCGGGGACGCTGAGGACTTCCGCCGGGTCGCTGATGTATTGGATCAAACCTTGGAGGCGATCATCGCGGCCTATAAGGCCAAGGCGCCGGACATTGATGACGCCGAGTTGCGGCGAATGGTTGATGCTGAAACCTGGCTGACTGCCAACGAAGCAGTGGCTCTTGGACTTGCAGACGAAGTTGGGGACGGCATCAAAGTCAAAGCATGTCTCGGTCAAGGCGCGGTGTTGCAACGATTCCAGCACGCTCCGGCTGAGTTGGTGGCCCAGCTCGACGAGCCACCTGAACCGGATCCCGAACTCGAACCTGTCGATCCGCCGCAGGAGCCGCCTGTAGTGGACTCGGCCAAGTTGGCATTGATGATTACTCAGCGCTGCACGGCGTCGGGCATCAGCAACCTGATCGAGCCGCTGCTCAATTCCACCCAGCTCGAAAGCGAGGAAATCGTTCTCGCCGGCCTGGCACGCGCCAAGGCGGTGAACGACCTCTGCGTGGCCGCGCGTCTGCCCGAATTCAGCGCCGAGTATGTCGCGGCAGGGCTGGATGCGGCGGCGGTCCGGGCGCGTCTGTTCGACAAGATTGTCACCAGCGGCAAGGGCTTTGAAATCGACAATAGTCTGCCGCTGGCGGACGACCCGGCGCCCAAGGTGCTGGCCAAACAACCTGACCCCAACTCGATTTGGGCTGCTCGCCAAGCGGCTCAAACTGGAACCGCGCGCGGCGCGAAAGGAGCACGAGCATGACCATCAAACAGGAACCGATGCACGCAGGTGAATTCCTGCTGTCCGAGGGCGCTGGCACGATCTCGCGCGAAGCGATCAATGTTGCGGCGGGTCCAGCATTGTGGCCCGGACAAATTCTCGGGCTGGTGACTGCCAGCGGCGAATTCGCACCGTACAACCCAACGGCAGAGGACGGCACAGAAAACGCTGTCGCCATTCTTTACGGCCCGCTCGGTGAATCCGACGTGGTGCGTCGCGGTCGCGCCGTGGTGCGGCTGGCCGAGGTCAGCGAAGCGCACTTGACCGGCCTCGATCTGGCCGCTGAGAAAGCCTTGGCCGCACATTCGCTGATCGTTCGCTAAAGCATTTCCCTCTTTATTTTGCATCCCGCCGCGTGCGGGATTTTTCGTTTCTGGAGAGTACCCATGGCCGATATCGCCATTTTTGAAGACGAAGCGTTTACCGTTACCTCGCTGACCGCTGCACTCAATGATCAGCCCTACCTGCCGGGCCGCATCAGCGCCCTGGGTCTGTTCCGCGAGGAAGGCATTACCACCCTGACCGTG